GAAGAAGATAACTTTTTGTGTTTAAACCTATCTCAAATTCAAAATTCTAATGAAGAAATAGCATATGCTTTAAATGAAGCTAAAAAATATATATCAATAATGATAGCTAATTATGTTTTATATATCAAAAGCAAAAAAATATGCCCTGATTTTAATGATCATTTAATACGGTTAAGTAATAACATTAGAATTTTAAGATATAAGAAAGGGCAAAGTATTAAGGATCATTCAGATGTTGCAGGAACAATAAGAGCTTCTTGTACTTTAAATTTAAATGAAGATTATAGAGGAGGTGAATTCAGATTTTTTGATGGTCAAATTAAAGAAGTATTTAAAACAGGGGATGCTATGATATTTCCTGCAGAACATATTTGGATCCATGGAACAGAACCTATAACTAAAGGTGCACGTTATTCAATTAATTGTTTTTTACAATCATGAAATTAATATATCACATACCCGATAAACTATATTATATTCAAAATTTTTTAGACCAAAAAACATATAAAGGTATTCATGATTCTATATTTAAAGAACGTAATAAAATAAACCTACATTCATCTAAAGGTATATGGGATAATGGTTTGATTAATAACATTGTACCTCCTGACAGAGTAACTGTTTCTAACCACCCTCCTTTTGAAAAATTAAAAGTTTTAACTCGTTTTAATCAATTCTATCAACTTAAAGATGTAAAAGACATGACAACTAATATTCATTTTATGAAAAAAGGTTCAGGTATTAATTGGCATGATGATAGTACCTGGAAGTATGGAGCTACCTTCTATGTTAATCGTAGATGGGGTACACAAAATGGTGGAGAGCTTATGTTTCATAGTGAAAATGGTCATGGATTTATTCCTATTGTAGGAAATTCTTTAGTAATTATAAAAGCTCCTATTAACCATAAAGTTAATCCTGTTTTAAGTCCAGTAATTCCTAGAATTTCTATTCAAATGTTTATCAAATGAAAATATTAGGTATTAATATATCTCATTATATGATAGAAAAAAATAAAAGAAATAATAACAAATGTTAAGAAATTTTATTTACATTAAAGATAATTTTTTACTTAATGAAGAATGTGATCAGTTAATTACATTTTTTAAAGACATACCTGATAAGAGATTATTTAAAGTAGGAAATTATGAGGGAGTTTTTTTAGAAGATGATTCACCATATTTAAAAGATAATAAGTTATCTTTTTTAAAAAATAAATTTCAAGGTCAGTTAGAGGAGTATGTAAAACTTTATCCAGAAATAACTTTTGTTGATTCTTTTTTTCTAACAGAAATAAGATTTAAACATTGGAAAAAAAATGATTATTATAACGCATGGCACTCTGAACATAGTGAACAAACTCCATATAGAATTTTAAATTTTATGATTTATTTAAGTGAACATAACTGTGGAACTGAATTTTTAGACAAACGAGTAATAAAATCTGAAAAAGGAAAACTAGTTATTATGCCATCTTATTTTACTCATACTCATAGAGGTATGCCTTGTCCTGAGAAAAAAGATAGATATATGCTTAGTGGATATTTTAATTTTAAAAAAAAACTAGAGAAAAAAAATGAAAGAAAAAACAGTTAGCATAAACAATTTTATTGGAATGTATGATAATTACATTCTTCCAGAAGAATGTGATAAAGCTATAAAACTTTTTGAAGATAGGGACAAATTTAATAAAACTATGAATAGAATTGAATCTGAACAATCTTCAGTTCTAATAAAACAAGACCAACAATTTTTTGCTGAACCATCTAATATAAATGTTTGGTGGGAAGATTTAAAAACTATAATGATAAATTTTGATATAGCCTGGAATCATTACAGTAAAACTGTAGGAGCACGTTCTGCTTATAGTGAACGTCCTTTTCATTTTACAGATATGAAAATACAAAAAACATTACCAACTGAAGGATATCATGTTTGGCATATAGAACATGGAAAAGGATTTTATAATGAACCCCGTGCTTTTGTTTTTTCTATATATTTAAATGATGTTGAAGAAGGTGGAGAAACAGAGTTTTTACATTTTTCAAAAAGAGTAAAACCAAAAACAGGTAGAATTGTTATTTGGCCTGCTAGTTTTCCCTATGTTCACAGAGGTAACCCACCCTTATCAGGTAATGGTAAATACATTTTAACTTCTTGGATGAATGTAAGATAATTAAGAAGAATACGACGTAGGTCTTGAACCTTTTTCAGACTCGTCTCTATCGTCTGCGTCCCAATCAGCTTGTAATTGAGCTAAATGTTCTGCATCCCATTTGTCTGTAAAATCTCCAATAGCACCTATATTTGCATCAGCAAAACTAGAGTGAGCTGTTCCGTCTCTATACTCTACTTCATCAGTAGTAACTGAAGTGCCGTGTTGAATAGCCCAGATGTTTGAGAACTTAGCTTGACTCCAAAAATCATTATCATTAATTTTGTATGCACCTGCTGCATCTCCACTTTGTTTAATAACAAGTTTATCTTCAAATATTACTGTCCAATTTGCGTTTGTTGCCATATTTTCTCCTAAGTCTTAATAATATATAATAATGTTAAATAAGGTTGTACAACTGAACTTGCAGTTCCACTAAAAGTTGCACTCATGTTGTGAGTGTGACCCGTACCTGAACCTGATGAACCAGTGTACTGAGCATTTGAAGGTCCTCCCTTTACATTACCACTACCTGTTTTACCATCGTTATTACTTGGACCCGGGTTTTGCCAGCCAAAGGGGTGCGAGTGACTTCCAAGTTGTGCTTCTGATAAAGAAGCGTTAGCTGTTGTACCACCAACTGTCCCTGAAGCTGCTACTGTATTTGCTCCACCAGTTGATGCTAAAGCTTTAGTTCCTGATTTACCCATTGCAACATTATCAGCTAAATTAGGAACATTAAACGTAGATGAACCATCGCCAGTTCCATAAGTTGTACCTACGATTGCAAACAATGCAGAGTAAGTTGATCTTGAAACTGCTGCACCGTCACATTCTAAAAATCCAGTTGGTACTGATGAAGAAGACCACGGAACAATAGTTGCTGTTGGAATTCCTTCAATACCTGTAAGACTTGCTCCTGAAAAATCGTATTTAGTTGCTTCGTAATTTGCCATATTATTTCTCCGTGTATGTCCATCCTGTTGATGCGTCTCCAGAATATATTAATCCAAAAGCTGCGCCTTGAGTGTTGACTACAAGGTCTGCTGCTGCGTTAGCTATATTAGAAGAGTTTCTACCAATAGTCAATGCGTTCGTATTAAAATCATAACCCTGGTCTATAAAATTTACCGTATCTCCTGCAGAAGGTGATGCGGGTAAAGTTATTGTGAAAGCTCCACCATTTGTATTTGCTAAAATTCTATCACCAGCTACTGCTGTATAAGTACCGGTTTTAGCAACCCATGCTGAAAGACCATTAGAAGTACCAAATGGTACTTCATAAACGCCTGTGTTAGTTGCAACACCATCTAACCAAATAATTTTCCAAAGTTTATCTGTAGTTGCAAAAGTAACAGTTGCTCCTGAACCAGACACAGCTTTTAATTGTACAGTGTATGCACCAGAAGTATTGTTTTTAATAAAATAAAAATTTTCTGTAAGTAACGGAAAAGTTATAATTCTGTTTCCTGTAATTGATCCTGTAAATTCTATAACCCGGTGTTGAGCAGTACCTGTTAAAGCACCTTCAGCTATTGTTAAAGCTTGGGTTCCTGCACCACCAGCAATTGATAAACTATTGTAACCACCTGTTAATTGTTCAACAAGACTTAAATTAGCGTTAGTTTTTGTTCCCCATGTACCAGCATTTTCGCCGGTTGCCATTAGTTCTATACCTAGATCTGTGTATGTTGAAGCCATTATTAATTCTCCTAATTTTGTTATTTATATTGTGTATTTAGTTTTAAGTCAAACATAATTATGCAGGTGTTTTCGTTGTATATCCTGTGCTAGTTTTAGGTGTTTTAGTTGTATATCCTGTGCTAGTTTTAGGTGTTAATTTTTCATAAGTACCTGGGAAAGCTATTCCTGTACCATTGACAGTTGCTTCAAGTTCTAAACCAGTTAATCCTATAGCCATTCCTGGAGGAGAAATAGTTCCTGTACTTGCAGTTGATAATACTCCTGTTAATGGAACTCCTATTTCAGGAATAATAGATCCAACACTAGATGTAGATGATACTCCCGTTATATTAAGTATTAATTTTTCAACTACTTCTATATCTCCAACACTTGATGTTGCTGATAATCCTGTTAATCCCATGACATCAGCTGGAGAAATACTTCCTACACTTGATGTTGCACTTACCCCAGTAAGTCCCATAACATCGGCAGGAGAAAGACTTCCTACTGAAGAAGTTGCACTAACACCTGTTATAACAGGTGTAGAATCTATAACAAAACCTAAAGAACCAACACTAGATGTAGCACTAACTCCTGTTGGAGATATCACAGATGTTAAATCTAAGGTTAATGCACCAACACTAGAAGTTGCAGAAAGTCCTGATGGTTGAATAAGTTTATTAAATGAATCTCCGTAAGGTTCTTCACCCCAGCCATTTCTACCCCAACCAACTAAAGTACCAGCGTTATCAAAATCTCCAAGTGCTGTTTGAGCTTGTACCCCTGTCGGTGTTACTATAGTAAGTTGATCAGTAGTTAATGATCCTACTGAAGATGTAGCACTTACTCCTGTTAGATCTACTGGAATAATTTGAGCTGCTGTAACACTTCCAACACTGGAAGTCATACCCAAACCAGTTGGTGCAACAGAATATTCTACACCCCAACCAGAATTACCCCATTGTTGTCTACCCCAACCTTCTTCCGGAAATGCTGATACTTCACCTACACTCGATGTTGCTGATACACCAGTTAAAGAAATTGTAAGAGTATTGGATGCCCAGGAATTTTCGTTCCAGGCTACTGAAGGA